CTTCCGAAGGAGGAATTCAGCCGGTATGCGATACGTAAGCGTCTTGAGGTGGCGAACGATAGGTTTACAGTTCAAGGCACGGCGGTGTCAGTGAATCCGGTTTTGGCTAGCGCCAAACTGGATTTTCTCGAAGCTATGCTGTATGCTGAGACCTTCGTTGCGCGGTATGAGACAGGACGGCTCACGAAAGAGTTGATGGACGTTGTGCGAACTTTGACACAGTTTGGTGAAGCTGGTGTTTCAGTGAAAATAGCTATGATGTTTCGCGCAGTCATGGCCGGTCTGTGGAGGCACACTGTCGGCCCGGTCGTTTCGTGGATACGGCAAGGACTGGACGGGCTACGTAAGTTGCTAGGTCGGGTTCCGAAGGAAAGGTCGGTGCAGTTTCTTCAGCCTCCTAAGTACCTTTTGGTGAAGTCAGAGGCTTCGCATTGGCGTGTCACAATGGGTTCCTTGTGGGCAACGATGGTGCGAACGTTGACTGAGTCTTCTGACGTTCATGCGGGTGCCGTTGGTGCGTTGCTTACGCCAGCTTTCGTCACCGCGCATACGAGCACTTCTGCACAGGTTTCTTCGGAATACGCTGCGGATTTGCTTACGTCATGTCACACAGTCGAAGACTTTGTTGAGACTACGTCTGGATGTTCCGACGTGCCTTTACGTGATGAAATTTTGCGGAAGGTACGAGAGGTGAATGAGTTGGTCACGGCTCCTGTTACGCGTCATGTCGTGCCGATGGAAACCGTTTCACATGTGGACGTTCAGGAGAGTGATGTTGTGGATTTTCAGGTTGATCCGGGTTACGTGGACACGATGAATCGTGTGCACGAAGCCGCTTGTCCCGGCGTTGCGGGAGCCGAGTATGCTTACGATACCTTTAGCTTGTCACTTGATGACCAGGATCGTACGTTGGCCGCACCATATCTTCGCGCACCAATTAATTTTGGTGATATGCCGAAACCGATGAGCTATTATGAGAGCGTGCTGGCTTCATACAATGTTCCGAAAAGACAAATGACAATGCAGGAGATGCTGTCGGCTGTGGCTTCTCGCAATTTTTCGGCTCCGTTACTTTCATCACCTCAGGATTACGCCAAGATGATACCTGAGGTGTGGGAGACGTTTTTGAGTGAAGCTTGTGTCCCAGATGTTAAGGCCAGGTTGAAAGCATTTCAGTCTGATGTGGTGGCCTTGGACGATGAAGGTTTCAAACAGTGGGTTGAGAGAGCGAAACCTGAAGCCTTGGCTTCGATTCGATCAGCTATGGAGCAAGAGTCAGCTGCTCTCGAGTCTATGCCAGTGAATGAGTATATGGCAATGCTGAAGGCTGATGTGAAGCCACCGGTTAGTGATAAACCGGTGTATGCTCGCATTGAACCCCAAGTCATCGTCTATCATCGCAAGTTGCTTTCTGGATTGTACAGTTCTATGTTTCGAGTTCTTTCACGTAGATTTTTGAGCTTGTTTAAGCCAAATTACTGCGTGAACTTACTCAAAGACATGGATGGAATCGAGTCTCACATCAATGCCAATCATGTGTGGGGTTCCGAGTACAAATATCTCGAGAACGATTTCAGCAAGTACGATAAGTCTCAAGCGGAGTTTGATTTGCTGTTGGAGGAGTATGTTTATCGTCAATTGGGTTTTGACGAAAATATGCTCGCAAGGTGGATTGGCGGTCACATCAAGAGTTCAATACGCGTGGCTTCTCTGGGCATGTCCTTTCACGTCAATTATCAAAGGAAATCTGGAGATGCTACTACTGCGCTCGGCAACGTCATAATCAACTGTTTGTCAGTCACGTATGCGTACAGAGGTACTCGCGTCGTATGGGCTGTTTTTCAGGGAGATGATTCTTTGCTTTGTGTTCAAGAAGTGTGTAATGACACCAATGCTACACGCGTTCTTGCTGAGGTCTTCAATTTACAAGCGAAGATGTATATTACGGATTCTCCGTATTTTGCATCTAACTTTGTGTTGGTGGACTCAGCTTTACACAGAGTCAAACTGGTACCGGACCCAATCAAGCGCGTTGAGAAGTGGTCCATGGCGGTGCCTGCCATCAATCCAATGTGGAAAGAAAGGTATGATAGTCATGCTTTGGCTTGCAAGTCTTACTTGCAGTCAATGAACACACGGCTACTCACAAAGGCTTTAAAGCAAAGGTATTCGCTTGATTCTTCAGTTAACATAACTGGAATCGCAGATGCAATTGCGACGGCTGTGCATTCTTTTGACAAGTTTCGTGGCATGTGGAGGGATCAACCAACGATGTTGAGGGGTTGAGACATCGTCAGATTGTCTTGAAATTACGCTAGGGGCAGTGTTAGGTTTCCCGCTCCATAGATGATGAAGTAGTCTATGGGGGCAATTACTTCGAAAGAAAGAAATTGGAGTTAAGTTATGATTTTTGATATTATTCGTCCTTCTCTTAATACATGGGGG